ATCTTCTTGTGTATCTGCATGAGAAACGCAACCAGGAAGGTCTGGAAAGTAAATACCGTAACCATCTGACGACTTTTCAAGGATAGCGGGATAAACATAATAGTCTTTTTTCATAATTTGTTTTTATAACGATTTCTTGTATAATTAGGGAAAGCAAGGGGCGGTTTATAACCAACACGCTTGCTTATAGATTGAGCGAAGTGTACCTTTGGGAATATCCTTGCACGGATGTTTCACGGTTACTTTGCCAACCTTAGAAGGATGTTTGAACTGATGGTGGCTGCCTTCAATGTTCGCTATAAGCCATCCTTCTTTTTTTAACCTCTTAATTACTTCCCTACTAGAAATCGTTATTACCTCCTTTCAACTTTCTATATTTATTATAACACGCATCGCGATGCGTATCAAGAGGTGGAAGTGAATTTCTCTGTTTTTTTATATATTTTCTTAATGAATATCAGTATATCGAGCACCCGATTTGGGTGCTTTTTATTATGTAAAAATTATATAGGTGGTGCGTGTAAGTAATGAAGGATGCGTTATTACAAAACATCATATTGAAAAAGAAGATTAATCAATTATTTACCGATAATCAGGAGTTAAAGGAAACGGTAGAAGGATTATCTCAAACTGTAGAGGGCTTAAAAGCTACGGTTGATAATTTACAAAAATCTCTAAATAAAAAGGTAGATGGGGAAAATATTTTGGATGCTATAGTATATGCGATAGAAGAAGTAAAAGAAATTGATTGAAGGAGAATGAAGGATGGACGAAATCAATTTAAATGATAGATATTGGTGTTTGGGATTCGATCAGTATTATCCTTGCGGTGGATTTGCTGATATTCATACAACAACTAATTCTAAGCACGAAGCAATCAAATGGTATGAAGAAGAAAAAGAACGTTTCGACTATTGTGAGGTTTGGGATTCTGAAAAGCGTGAGTATATAGATAGAGATAAGGAGTGAGTAAGGTGAATGAAGGGAAAAAGTATTTTAATAAGGCTAAATGTTTAGTATGTGGTCATATGGATAAAGTTTATCATCCATCTAAAGAAGAATATCAAGAAGTAACAGTTTGTCCAAAATGTAATGGTGCTTTTGTAGATGTGTGGGTAATGAACAAATATACACAAAAATCACATGATGCAAAAAAGAATATTCAAGGATTAACAATTGAATTAAATGTTGAAACAACTGAAGCATTAAAAGGAATTAAAGAAGTAACGGAAGCTGCTAATGAATGTACGGCTGCATTGGAGAAGTTGGAAAAGGTTATGAGTAGGTTTAAGGGAAAGAGCGCACTGAAAGATATTACAGTAGAATGTCCCATCGTTTTAAATGGTAAGACGATGGCTTCAGAAATTGTCAAACGTATTAATGATAGTAATTCAAACATTCAGATATAAATTATATTTGTTGTTAAGGAAAGATAAGCGCAAACGTGTTGCATTTGATAAATAAGGAGTGAGGGTATATGCAATTAACTAAACTTGAGAAGATAGGTATTGTTAGTTCAATTCTTATAGCTGTAGGTGAGGATGTGCTTGCTAAACATGTCGACTTACAACTATTAGAAGAAGAATTCGGACCGATAGTAAACAGTGCAACAGAGAAAGAGTGTGGAGAAGCAACATTAAGTGTACTAAATAAAATGATTGCTAGTTTATTAGAAGATAAGGGGTGAGGATAATTGGACAGCGTTTTAAATGGTAAGATTGCTGCGCTTGGTCTTATGCTCATTGATAAGAAAGCATATATCAAATACCTTAAACCTCTTGAAAAAGCGCATAAAAAAGCTGGAATAGATGTTAAGTATTACAAGCTGTATGGTGGGAAACCTATGTTTTATTCCGTGGAATACCTGGAACAAACATCAATAAAAGAATTACTAGAAAGAGACAGACGGAGAAAGGATTTAAGTGTAAGGGGTGAGGATAGATGCAATTAACTAAACTTGAGAAAGCAATTGCGATTAGTACGCTTATACATTCGGTTGGGGTAGATGATATTGAAGAGTATGTAGATGTAGAGAAGTTGCCAATCTTAATTGAAGTAATAGAAGGATTTCATAACAATCTAACACCAGCAGCAAAGAGAGAAGCCGATATAAGTTTAATGAACAAACTAATAGACGATCTATTAAGAAGTAAAAGGGTACAAAAGATTGTACAGTTTAGATGTAAAGCATGTGGATATACGGAACAGTATAGTGAACGAATAGCAAAATCAAAGGATGGATTACGCTGTAAGTGGTGTGCAGATGGTGGTGTAATGTGTAATGAAGGAATACAAAACCAAACAGCAGAAGCGTAAGTTCTATGACAGTGGTGAGTGGAAGAGTATACGAGAACAAGTAAAGAAGCGTGACAACTATGAGTGCCAGGAATGTAAACGTAATGGCCGAGTACAAACAGACACGAATGAATACAGCGAGAGTGCAAAACGTAAGAAGATTCAACTCGTTGTCCATCATATAAAAGAGCTTGAACATCATCCAGCACTTGCATTAGAAATAGATAATTTAGAAACAATCTGTGTGGATTGCCACAATAAAGAACACGGTAGAACATTCAAAAAGAAAATCAACAAATGGGAAAACGATGAAAAGTGGTAAAAATGATTCGGTAATAACACCCCCCCTTAAAATATTTCATCAATATTTCGTCTAAGGGGCACCGGAGGAGGGGGTTAACTGACAGGTTTTTTTCGAAAATACGCGCGTAAGGGGGGGTGGGTAGATGGCTGTTAGTATTGTAAGGTTAAAGGAACAGTTAATGAATAGTGTTGATACGACAGATTTAGTTGAAGTTGAAAAGGTGGAACGCTATATTGATCTAGTTAAAGCATTTCGAAAAATTAATAAAACGATAACTAAAGAAGGGGAATCCGTAACAATCAAAAATGGAACTCAAGTTTTCGTTAAGGCCCACCCTCTTATAAGTGAGAGGAATAAAATTAACAGTTCTTTAATTGCGTTAGGGAGAGATATAAAGTTTGTTGTTAAAAATACTAACCCTGATACAGGATATAACAAAAGTGATCTTACATGATTAAGCAAAAATATGTAGAAGAATATATTGAACTTTATCGAAGTGGGAAAGTGAAGTTCAATAAAGAAAGAGAACTGTTAATTGGATATCTAGAAAAATACGTTTTAAATAGAGACGATTTGTATTTTGATGATGAAATGATTGAGGATTGTATTAACTTCGGTGAGAAGTGGTATTTTCCGATGCAACCATTTCAAAAATTCTTAATAGCATTCGTCTTTTTGTTTTATAAGAAAAATGGACGTGTATTTTATCGTAAATTCCTATGGATGTTAGGGCGTGGTGGCGGTAAAAATGGTCTGATTTCTGTTATTATTCATTTTTTAATTAGTGAATTACATGGCATTCCAGAGTATAACATTTCAGTTGTTGCGAATAGTGAAGAACAGGCGAAAACAAGCCCTGATGAAGTTCATAAATGTGTGAAGAAGAATGAGGTCTTGAAAAGAGCCTTTAAAACGACGTTAACTCAAACGGTTTCAAAGGCTACTGAAAGTGTACTGAAGTTTAGGACTTCAAACGGTGATACAAAAGATGGTTTGCGTGATGGTGCGGTTGTATTTGATGAAATACATCAATACGAAAGTAATAAAGATGTCCGCGTTCATATCAGTGGTTTAGGGAAAAAGAAAAACCCACGTGAATTTTATATTGGTACAGATGGATATGTTCGTGACGGTTTCTTAGATAAGCAAAAAGAAAAGGCAATGAAGGTATTGAACGGTGAAGCACGTCCGAATGCTGTCTTTCCTTTTATCTGTAAATTGAATGATGAAACTGAAGTGGATGATATTGATAATTGGGAACTTGCTAATCCTATGTTATCTAAACCATTGAGCGAATATGCTGAGGGGTTACTTGAAACTATAAAAGAAGAATATGAAGATTTAGAAGATGACCCAAGTAATAGAGAAGAGTTCATGACAAAACGAATGAATTTACCTGTTACAGATTTAGAAAGGTCAGTTGCAAAATGGGAAGAGATTGCAGCAACTAATCGTGAATTGCCAGATTTACGAGGTCATGAATGTATTGGTGCGCTTGATTATGCAAGTATTCGTGATTTCGCATCATGTGGATTACTTTTTAGAAGTAAGGGTGATTATTTATGGAAATCTCATTCGTATGCTAGAAAGGAATTCGTTGATAAATATTATAGTTATTCGAAAAAACAGGATGCTGAAATAGCTGGTAAGAAGAAGTTTGCACCAATTCGAGAATGGGAAGAGCAAGATCTTCTGACAGTTGTGGAAGGCGAAACAATTGATCCAAATACCATCGTTGCTTGGTTTGTTGAAATGCGAAACTATTATGATATCAAAAAAATCATAATGGATAATTATCGTGCAGATTTATTAAGAACACTTTTTGAGGACGCTGGATTTGAAGTTGAAGTAATTAGAAATCCGAGAGCTATTCATGGTTTGCTTGCTCCTAGAATTGAAGTTGCATTCGCACATCGTCAAATTGTATTTGGTGATAATCCGTTAATGCGTTGGTATACCAATAATGTACTCGTTGTTATTAAAAAAGATGGAAATAAAATGTATGAGAAGAAAGAACCAGTTCGTAGAAAAACAGATGGATTCCAGGCGTTTGTACATGCTATGTATCGAGCGGATGAGGTAAGAGAAACAGATGTTGGCGCAGCGCTAGACTTGCTGAATGCATTAAACTTTTAAGAAAGGGGTGAGGAGGAAATATGAGTTGGTTGTCGGATGTACTTGGTAAAAATAAAGAGATTAATACGATGCTAAATGATTTTGATTTCTTTGGTATTGAAACGAATCAAAGAGCGTATTTAAAAAAAGTAGCTTTAGAAACTTGTATTAATTTTATTGCTCGAACCGTTTCGCTGTCTGAATTTCGGATGATGAAAAAGGATACACGTCAATATAATGACTGGCATTACTTATTGAATATTAGACCGAATACAGATCAAAGTGCCGCTGACTTTTGGCAAGATTTTGTGTACAAATTGATACTTGATAATGAAGTGTTGGCAATTCTTACAGATCAAAATGATTTACTCATTGCTGATCATTTTGACCGTGTTGAATATGCAGTATACCCTGATGTATTTAAAAATGTAACCGTAAAGGATTACACGTTTCAAAGGTCATTTCAAATGGACGAGGTTATCTACATTACTTATAACAATGAAGAATTGACAAAATTCATGAGTGGAATATTTAAAGATTACACTCAACTGTTTAGTCGTATGATTGAGACAAATATGTTTTCTAATCAAATACGTGCAACCGCTGAGATGGAATCTGCACAGAATTTGGAAGGGGAAAACCTTACTAAATTACAAAGCTTTATGGATAAATTGTTTGGGGCGTTTCGTAAAAATGCTTTTGCAATTGTTCCAAAGATAAAGGGTTTTAATTATACGGAAATTGCCGATGGTTCAAATAATGGAAGGTCTGTAGAGGAACTATCTAAATTAAAAAAAGATTTAATAGATCATGTGGCTAATATTTTAGGTATTCCTACGGCATTAGTTCGTGGTGATATGGGAGACTACGAAACATCAATTAAAGCCTATATAAAATTCTGTATTAGTCCTCTAATTAAAAAGATTGAAGATGAATTAAATGCGAAATTAATTGAAAAAAAGAACTTCCTATTAGGAGAAAAAATTGAAGTAACTGGTGTGAAAGAGAAAGATATTATAGATCATGCTGAGGCTGTTGATAAATTAGTAGCAAGTGGTGCATTCACTAGAAATGAGGTGAGGAAGTTGTTTGGTGCTGAACGCTCTAATAATCCAGAACTAGACGAATTTGTAATTACGAAGAATTATCAATCTGCAAATTCAATTGAAGGAGGTGATAAGAATGAAAAATAAAATACAACATATTCCTTATCAGTTTTCTAATGCAGTTAATCCAGAAAATGATGAGCACGAAATGGTGTTATCAGGTTATATCGGTAGTAGCAGTTGGTGGTACGATGCTATTAGTGCTGAAAGTGTAAGAAGCGCTTTGAAAGAAGTTAGAGCATCTACAGTTAAAATTAAACTAAACAGTGGTGGTGGCGATGCCGATCAAGGTGTTGAGATTTATAATTACTTAAAGGACTTAGATAAAAAAGTCATTGTGGAAGTTACATCACTAGCAGCTTCTGCTGCATCGATTATTGCAATGGCTGCTGACGAGATTGTTATGCGCACAGGCTCACGAATGATGATTCATGAAGCGTCAACAATAGCTTATGGAAACAAGCAGGATATTCAAAAAACATTGAATGCACTCGAAGCATATGATGAGTCGATAGTTTCAATTTATCAGCAAAAAACAGGTAAAAGTCGTGAAGAGATTACAGATTTATTAGAAGCTGAAACGTGGTTTACTGCTGAACAAGCAGTACAAGAAGGTTTTGCTGACAAAGTAGAATTTGATAATCGAGAAAGTGATAGTGGTATTACTGATGAACAGTTGGAACAGATTATTAATAGGGTAACGAATAACTTACAACAAAATATGAATTTATCAAATAAACCTAATCCAGAACCACCACATTTACAAGTGGAGGGTAATCAAAAACGGAAAAGGTTTTTTTAATTCTCAAAAATTAGGAGGAAACAATTATGGTTATGAAAATTAAAGGTACAATGGAAAACTTTGAAGCGAAAAAACAAGCATATATGAATCTGGTGAAAGCGGAAGATACAAAAATGGAGGATTTATCTGCTGCATTTGATGATATGTTTGATACTCTTGTAACGGATTTATCAGAAAAGATTTCAGCACAAGCACGTATCGAAGCGCAAGACGCTCAAATTTTGACGTCACGTGGACAAAACGTTTTAACGTCTGAAGAACGTAAATTCTTTAATGCAGTTGTACAAGATGGGGGATTTAAGGATGATTCAATTCTTCCTTATACTACACAAGAACGTGTATTTGAAGATTTAGTAACTGAACATCCATTACTTGAAGCAATTGGAATGCAAGATTTAGGAGCAGTAACGAAGTTTATTTATTCTGACGCAACAAAAGCGTATGCATGGGGAGAATTATTCGGTGATATTAGAGGGCAAATAAATGCAGCCTTTAGAGAAGAACAAATTGGACAACTTAAATTAACTGCATTTAGTGCTATTCCAAATGACATGCTCGAATTAGGGCCAGTATGGGTAGAGCGTTATGTTCGAACATTATTAGTAGAAAGTTATTCTGTTGGTTTAGAGTTTGGCTTTGTAAATGGTGGTGGATCAGTAGCGCATCAACCTGTAGGTTTAATGAAAGATGTAAATGCAACTACAGGTGCGGTTACTGATAAAAAATCATCCGGTACACTAACATTTGCTCCTTCTGAAAATGGTGAAGTAATTGCTGGTGAGCTTTATGAAGTAGTAAAAGCTTTATCTGTTGATGGGAAAGGAAAATCCCGTAAAGTGTTAAATAAAATTGTGATGGTTGTCAATCCTGTAGATGCAATTGGTGTACAAGCACGTAACACAATTCAAACGGCTAATGGCCAATGGGTAATGGCATTACCTTATAACATTCAAACTGTTGAATCTGAAGAAGTTCCAGTTGGAAAAGCATTATTCTTTGTGAAAGGACAATATATCGCAGCAATAGCAGGTGGATACAAACTTAAAAAGTTTGACCAAACATTAGCGATTGAAGATGCTACGCTTTATACAATCAAACAGTTTGCTAATGGTAAACCAAAAGATAATAAAGCAGCTCTTGTTTATGATTTGAAAATTTCTTTTACACCACCAACTCCACCAGCAACTAAATAAGGAATGATGTGAATGGATAAGGTAATTTCAAATGAAATATTACAGCAATTCAAAGATAGGATGCGATTAGGTGATGATGAAGATGCAAACCTAAGACGCATCCTATTTGCATCCAATAAAGATTTAACTAGGGTTTGTGGTAATTATGATCTTAATATTGATGAGGTGTTCAAGGAATTAGTCTTTGAACGCTCTCGTTATGTTTATAACGATGCCTTAGAGTATTTTGATAAGAATTTTTTAAGCCAGATTAATAGTTTAAGCATTGGAAAAGCTTTAGAAGCAATTAAGTTGGACGGTGATTAATATGCGTCCTTTTCAGTATAAAAAACCGCTGAATACAGGTGATTTCAGGAATCGAATTAGTATTGAGCAACCTGTAGTAATAAAAGATGAATTAAATCAAGTAATCGAAACATCTTGGCAAGAATTAAAGAAAGCCTGGTCAATGATAAAAACGATGAAAGGTTCCGAGTACATTGAAGCTTCAGCTTCACAAGCTACACGGGTTTATCGTTTTGTGATTCCTTATACTTCTGATATTACAGAAGAAATGCGAATCAATATGAAAGGCCGTATCTTTGATATTATCGAACCGCCAATGAATGATGATGAAATGTATCAAACATTGACTATTATCGCAAAGGAGCATGTTTAATATGAACGATTTTGCGGGAGAGCTTGCTAGAGAATTACAAAGATATGCAAATGTTGTGGAAGAAGAATTAACAAATGCACAAGAAGATGTAGCTGATATCGCTGTAGATAAGTTAAGACAAAATAGTCCTAAAAAAACAGGTGGTTATCGAAAAGGCTGGCGAAAGAAAAAAGTTGATAAAGCTGTTGTTATCCATAATACAAAAGGGCAATTGACGCATCTTTTAGAAAATGGTCATGCGAAAGCTGCTGGTGGACGAGTACCAGAGAAAGTACATATTCGTCCAGTTGAAGAGTATGTAATTGATGAATTGCCAAAACGTATTGAAAGGGCAATTGAATCATGACAGTAACATTAGGAGAATTTAGAAAAATTCTTGAAGCTACAGGTTATCCTGTGGCTTATTCGCATTTCACAGCAACACCTGGTAATCCAGTTCCGGAGCCGCCTTATATCTGTTTTCTTGTGGATGGTTCAGCAAATTTAATGGCTGATAATAAGGTCTATCACAAGATAAATGATGTAAATATCGAACTTTATACCACAAAAAAGGACTTGGTTGCAGAAGCCAAGTTGGAAAAGGTCCTAGACGATCATGAAATACCTTATGACTCGTATGGGATTTTTATTGAATCTGAGAAATTATTTCAAAAAACATATGAAACGAGGTTGTTGTAAATGAATGAAAACAAGGTAACATTCGGTTTGAAAAATGTACATTACGTGCCATTTGATAGTAAAGATTTCTTAGTTACATTTGGGACACCAATTCCATTACCTGGTGGAGTTGAACTAACATTTGAGCCACGCGGTGATTTAATTGAATTCTATGCAGATGACATGCTTTATTACGCGGCAAGTAATAATCAGGGTTACGATGGAACATTAAGTATTGCTACTATCCCAGAAAAATTTGCTATTGATGCACTCGGTGAAGAATTAGACGAAACGGATGGTGTATTAAATGAATTGGCTGATGCAAAAGGAAAACCATTCGCTTTATTATTTGAGTTTGATGGTGATGTCAATGCAACACGACATGTTATGTATAACTGTTCAGCAAGTCGTCCAACACTTGCATCTAAAACAAAAACAAGTTCGGCTGAACCAAATACAAATGAACTGAAGTTTGTTTCTAGCCCAATTGTTTTAGTACCTGGTGGAAGACCAATGGTTAAAACGAAAACGACTGCTAAAACAACACAAGCAATTTATAACGACTGGTACAAAAAAGTATATGTAAAAACACCAGCAGCACCAAAAGGAGCGTAATAGTAAATGGAAAAGACAATTACAATAGACGGAAAACAAGTCCGATTAAAAAGTACAGCAGCTACTGTTAAACGATATAAAGCGCAATTCAGACGTGATTTATTTGCTGATATGTTTAAGTTAGGGATTTTGTCTCCTTCAAATCCTCAAGAGGGTTCACTAGCCACTATTGATTTAGCAAATGCAGATTTAAGTAAGCTAGATTTTGAAGTTGTATATGATTTAGTTTGGTTATATGCGAAAACAGCAAATCCAGAAATTGATGATCCAATTACATGGTTAGACGGTTTTGATGAATTCCCTATCTCAGAGATTATTCCAGAAATTATGGATATGATTCAAAGTACGATGGGCGCAAAAAAAAAATAAAGAAAAGTAATGGAGAGCAAGGGACGTTCAGTGATGAAGAATTAACCACTGATACGTTCCTTGCTCTTTGTTATAAAGCGAAATTAACGCATTGGGATTTGGAAGTCATGACAATTGGAGATTGTTTTGATTATATTGCAGAATTCGCTGAAATGGAGAATCCAGACAAAGAAAAAGTCAGAAAAGCAAACCAAAAAGACTTTGATTCATTCTAAGAAAGGGGTGAAAGAATGGCTGGAGGAAAAATCAAAGGGATTACGATTGAAATTGGTGGGAATACGCAGCCGTTACAAAACGCTTTAAAAGATGTAAATAAACAGAGTGATAGCTTAGCAACCGAACTGAAAGAGGTAGAGCGCCTTTTAAAATTTAATCCTGGTAATGTGGAAGCATTAGCCCAAAAACAACAGTTGCTTACACAACAAATTGAAAACACTACACAAAAGCTCGATAAATTAAAAGAAGCGGAGCAGCAGGTTCAAGCGCAATTCCAAAACGGAAAGATATCGGAAGAACAATATCGTGCGTTTAGACGTGAAATTGAATTTACACAAGGGTCACTTGATGGTTTGAAAAATAAGCTTGGTAATATGAAAGCTGAACAAGAAAATGTGGCAAGTTCAACAAGACAATTAGAAACGTTGTTTAGCGCTACAGGCAAAAGCGTGGATGATTTTGCAGGGGCATTAGGTAATCGTCTTGTAAATGCAATTAAAAGTGGATCGGCTACAAGTCGACAGTTAGAACAAGCGATTGGGATTATTGGACGAGAAGCATTAGGAACAGAAGCCGATATTGAAAAATTACAACGTGCTCTTCGATCTGTGGATGCTGGAAATTCAATTCAACAAGTTCGAAATGAGTTAAGGGATTTGCAACAAGAAGCCGAAAGAACAGAGAAGAAGTTTGAAGGACTCAAAGTAGGACTCGAAAACGTCATTGGTGGAATGGCAGCTGGTGGCGGAATCGCAACAGCAGTTGAAAAAGCAATGGATATGTCAAAATTGAAAACTAAGATTGATATCACTTTTGATGTTCCAGAGTCTTCGAAAAAATCAGTGGAAGAAGCGATTAGGGGCGTTAGTACTTATGGTATTGACGCTGAAGAAGCATTAGAAGGTGTTCGCAGACAATGGGCATTAAATAAAGATGCTTCTGATGAAACAAATGCCGCTGTGGTTAAAGGGGCAGCGACTATTGCAGCATCCTACGCTGGAATTGATTTTAATGAACTTATACAAGAAACCAATGAGATTGGTGCAACGTTAGGTATTACGAACGAGGAAGCATTGGGGCTAGTGAATACATTATTAAAAACAGGATTTCCACCAGAACAATTAGATATTATTGCTGAATATGGAGATCAAATGATTCAAGCTGGATTTTCGGCTAAAGAAGTCCAAGGAATCATGTCAGCAGGAGTAGATACTAAAAGTTGGAATATCGATAACCTATTGGATAAATGATTGTCCCTATGAGTGGCGACATTCATAGAAAACTCCTTTAATTCAGTGGAACTCTCAAAAGAGACAATACTGAGCGAAGCCTTTAACAAAGGAACGTGCAACGACTAGCTGAAAAGCGTAGGGTGTAAGCTGATGACATTCGAAATGGGGAGCATCTTATATAAAAGATGATGATATAGTCTGGTCTGTATAGTGATGTACAGAAGTTCATAAGAGAACTGGCAGGATGTTGCGAATCCTGTTGAACATATCGGGTGTAAAAGAAGGTCGTATTAAAATGGCCGAATTTGGTGCAGGTGTAGATAAATCTATGCAAGAGGTTTTAGATAAAACAAAAATCTCGGCGGATCAGTTTGAAAAATGGGGTCAGGCAATTGCTGGCGGTGGTGAAAATGGACAAAAGGCTATGCTTGAAGCAACGAAGGCTTTAGCTGGTGTTGAAAATGCAACAGACAGAAATGCACTTGGCACGAAGATGTTCGGTACTCTTTGGGAAGACCAAGGGAAGAAAATCATCGACACCATTTTGAAAGCGGAAGGTAAACAAGTCGATTTGAAAAAAGGAGTAGAAGACTTACAGGGTGCTACTTCTAAAATAGATGCATCTCCAGCGGTTAAATTTCAACAAGCAATGCAAGATTTACAGGTTGCTCTTCAGCCTGTTCTTGAAGTTATAGCAGATCTTGTTTCTAAATTCGCTGAATGGATTTCTAATAATCCTGAATTAGCAGCAACGTTAACAGCGATTGCTGTTGCTATTGGTGTAATTGCAGGAGCATTCATGGCTTTAGCACCAATAGTTGCTGTTATAACAAGTATAGGATGGGCGATGACAGGGTTGGTTGCTATTATTCCGATAATAGTAGCACTTGTTGTCGCTCTAGGTGTTGCAATTTATAAAAATTGGGATGATATCAAACAATGGACCATTGATGCTTGGAATGCAATTGGAGAATTTTTAGTAAGCATATGGGATGGGATTGTACAATGGGCCAGCGAAACGTGGAATAGCATTAGTGAATCAACATCGGAAGTTTGGAATTCAATTAAAGAATACTTAATAGAGGTATGGAATGGGATAGTTGAGTCTTTATCTGAAATATGGAATTCTATTGTTGAAACGACTACAGAAATATGGAATTCTATTGTGGAATATTTGACTGGAATTTGGGATGGAGTAGTTGAAACATTATCAGAAGTTTGGAATGGCATCAGTCAAACTACTTCTGAAGTGTGGACAGCGATTAGTGAGTTTTTCATTAATACTTGGAATGGACTAGTTGCCTTTCTAACTCCTATTTTACAAGGAATTGCTGATTTCTTCTCTATGATTTGGAACGGCATTTCCACAGTGATTCAAACTGTATGGAGTTTTATTACACAATACTTACAAGCAATTTGGACGGCTATTTTATATTTCGCCACTCCAATTTTTGAGTCTATACGAGAGTTTTTAGCTTCGGTATGGGAATCTATTAAAGAAAAAGCTACAGCGGTGTGGGATGCACTTACAAGTTTCTTAACGACTTGTTGGAATGGAATCGTTTCAATTGCGACAACTGTATTTGAGTGGATTAAAAATACAGTTACAACCGTTTGGGATGCAATCAGTTCAGCAACAATGTCTGTATGGAATGCTGTTAAGAATTTCTTACAATCGTGCTGGAACGGGTTAGTAGCTTTTGTAACACCG